CTATGTTCAAAATCTACTGTATCCTACGCCCTTCGTAAAAAAACAAGGGATATAGCCAAGGATAAGAATAACAACTATCCAAGGCACTTAAAAAAAATAAATAGTAAAATCTACTCCTTTACCAATCCACGAATTTCAACACAAACAAAAACTGCCTGGTATCTCAATAAATCACCAAGGCAAAGCTCAAAAGCAATCTCAGATAAAGCAAATCGATTTCAAAGACCTATGACGTTTAACTATAAAGATGTTCATGCAAAGTATGGTGACCACTTCCCTTGCGCACTTACAGGTAGACCACTTGAGTTTAATGAACCACAAACTTACGAGTATGACCATATACTCCCCACATCACGTGGTGGTGACAACTCAATTGATAATCTGCAACTACTCTGCCCAGAAGCAAATAAAGCAAAGGGTATGATGACTGATGACGAATTTAAGGATCTATGCAGAGAAGTAATTATCCATGCTGGATACAAAATCTATAAGCCAATAGATAAATAACTCTTTAAGGTATTGTGACGGGGTTTCGTGGAATTTGCCCTGGTTAATGTTCATCGCCTGCTTGGTAATCACATAAAAGCCAAGCACCCCCCCCTTTCCCCTAGTAAATCGAGTACCACACTCCATACCTACTAGCCAAACTACAACCACCATACAACGCCCTACAAGCTCTTGCATGGGGGTATGGGGGTATCAACCATGGATTGCATGGGGGCGTGGATTGCTTGCCCCCCTGTCGTAACCATACGCAAGCAACGCCCCACTTTGGGGGCAACATTGTGAAAAAAGTTATGGAGGGGGTAAACATATATATAAAAAACGCGAAACGGGCTGGCAGACCCCCTCCCCCCCCATGCCCACAGAATGCTTGCTTTACACCTGTAATGCATGACTGTTTGTCATTATTAGTGACAACCACTACCGCATAAACACTGGCCTTCCGGCTTTTGGGGTAGGATTTCGTGGAAAACTATTACTATTAGGGTAGCGATTTTGTCTATTATAGGGGGAAGCTTGAAGGGTAGTGTTCATCTGCTTTACACATGTAAAGCAAAAAGCCACCTGGGAGCAGAAATGCTTAGAGGCTACACCATGCATCATTCCCCCAATTTGGCATACACCACTCCCATAATTTGGCATGGCTTCCTAGTCGATACTTGGCATGAACCCTACCCTGTTACATCCATGATTCCCTACCCTATTACTTAGTACATTTCCTACCTATAATCCGGCATGATTTCTTGCTACCCTTGCCATGATTCCACCAAGCATTCTTGGGTTCATTTGGGCATGGATTTGGGGTATGGATTTGGCATGGTAGTGGCATGGATTTGGGGCATGACTCATGGACTCGAATCGAGTCAAAGTTGCATGGATTTTGGGGGGATTGTAAGGGGGGGATTTTGGCAAGATTTTGAGGGTAATGCTTGGAATAAATTTGATGGAAATTCTGGCAAGATTTTGGGGTAAATTTCTGGATGATTTTTGGCAAGATTTTGGGGTAAATTTTGAGAAAGAATTTGCATACATTTTTCGTCATCCTTGTGTGCGCGCACACATGTAGGTGTGCGCGCACACGAAAGACTAAAAGGAGGAATGAGAAAGAGAGAGAGAAAGCAAAGGGGGTTAGCTATAGGTAAGGGTTAAGGAGTAAAGGGAGAGCCTTTAAGGGAGTGGCATGGTTTAAGTAGGGGTTTGCATTTGTTTGTAGCCTAGGTATTGAGTTGCTAGCTAGAGTGGTGATTGAGTCAGTCTATGGCTTGGTATTGATGGGACATGGATTTCGCTTTAATTCGCTTTAAATTGTTTTAACTGAATTTTCCGCAAACTTTTTTATAAATTTTCTTGGCTAGTGTTTATAGGGCTTTCAAGCTTTTATGTGAAAAGAAAATTAAAAGAATGTTGACAATGTATACTGATTGTAGTTGTATGTCGTTATCGCTGAAAACGGCGGTATTAATCCAGGGCGTAACTGCTCGAAACAACAACAATAATAATCCATAAAAATATGAATGAATTGATAATTCGGTCTTATGACTTCAAACGTTGGCTTCGTTGCCAAATCGCTGTCAGAATATCTGCCAATACTTGGCTAACTGATTCCGGCAAAATGGTTGAACTGATTGACCTAGTACCTCGCTACCTAGAGGATACAAATTCCCTCAAAGAATGGAAAAAAATCCATGCTAACTTGAGGGGGGTTGGAGCATGAGGGTAACATCAAAATTACTAGACGATAAAATCCACACCTTGAACGTTTTGCTAGGTAGGCCATTAACTCCCTACAAAGAGGATAAAAGCGGTAAGCTCATCAAGGGGGTTCATGGTCAATGCATTCCATGTCCTAATCATTTCATGCTGGATTCTTCTTATGGAGGATTTCGCTTGGATATCATGGCAGAAGGTGGAGGGGTTAACGTAATCTTAGACCGCACCACTAGACGCGAATTATTTGAGCAAATCAACGCAATGATTAAGGGCTATCAAATTGGCATCTCATAACCTACAAACAACGCCAAACAATTACATTACCATGCAATACGAACTAAGCCTAATCATTCTGCTACCCTACGCCATTATTGGGGCATGGATAGCAATCAAATCACTACTTACCAGCAAAGGAAATTAAACATGAAACGATACACCAAGCAACAAGTCATTTTAGCCTTCACCCATGAGAAAATTTTAGCAATACGCACCAAGATTGCGTTCACAAGATTAATTAGAGAAATGAAGGAGAAACAAGCATGAACCCCACACAAGCAAATCGAGCATATCTTAAAATGAAGCGTAAACTCATGGAACGCATGGGATATTCAAGCATAGATATTCCCACACTACGCAATGTGCATCCTGAGTTTATGTATGCCAAGCAAAGATTAATTAATGCAACAAAGGAGAAACAAGCATGAATACAATTTGCACAGGAACATACTCAATTGGCACGCAATACATGCCAATGAGAAAGAATACATATGTATGCACCATTACAGACATACACAAAACATATAACAATAATGGTGACTTAGTTAAAACTAGCTACGTGGCAACGCATGAGTTTTGCGGTCAAACTATTACTGAATGCGACGTACCCAACTCTACTATTGCACGTGGAATTTGGAACATGGAAGCAAAGGAGAAACTAGCATGAAAGAAGAACAAGGATATACAACTTACTTAGTTTTGCACTTAATGGAATGCGCTGGATTCTTCAATGATGAATCTTGCGATGAAAGATGGAGTAATGCAAGCGCACATCTAAAGATATTTATGCAATCTAGGTATAATGATTCTAGCAAATCAACTTACGAATGTATTGAGGAATACGTTAAATCTTACAACGCATGAAACACCACGCAACACAACTCTTTCCAATCGCTCTGCAAGAATTGCTAGAGATTGGCGAGAAAGCACGGAAACAGAGAGAGCGTGCTGGGCATGGTGCATTGCCCCGTGAAACGGGGGCGTGCAAGCATGGTGCATGCAAGCAAACCTTTACAGAGAAAGAGAAAATACAACTTACCTTCAACCTAAAATAATTATGAACAAACAAGATATAAAACGATGGATGGATATCATATCCGATTTAGCAGACAAAGATATTGCACCAAGACTATCGGATGCAGTTGGTGATGGTGTATATGAAGATATCCCAGAGATTGATGACGCAAGATCATTGTTACAAGATGCGTGGCAATTACTAAGCGATTATGTGGAAGGAGAAAGCGCATGAAAATTACTGAAGAAATATTAAGCAAAGCTAAGGATAGAGCTAGGAATCACATAAAAAATGTTAATCAAAATGGTTACGATAAATCATGTGATCCATATGACCATTGGGAGCAGATAGAAAATTACGATCTTAATTTTGCCTGTGATCCTCCTGAAGAAAATATTTGGAAATGCGCCTTGTATAGTGGTGCAAATGATTCCAAAGGATATTGGGTAACAAATCATGAAGATTACATTCGCTTTTATACTGTAAAGGGAGAGGAAATAAGCGCATGAGCAAACAAGACAACTCACTACTCCCAAAGCTCGCAATGGGCTTGACGCTATTCCTGGCGCTCAAGTTTGGCACGAAAGTGCTTGCATGGTGGACAAAGAGAAACAAGAAACAAATCAACTAAAATATACTATGAAACAATATTACATGGAAAGAGTAACAACAAGTTACAGAGATAATATGGATTGCACAATTTGCGGACACTATGCAAATGAGAGTGAATTTCCTAAAGATCACGGAAGAGAAATAGCGCAATCAATATTGGATAAAGATAAATTTATCAAAGAAGTAGAAACCCGGATGTACAAGCATGTTGAAGGTGATGACAACCTTGACGAACTACTGGATACTTGGGGCAATACTTTTTGCAGAGAAGGAGTGCCAGCATGAATGCATTCCCGTGGGACAACACAGACAAAGATAGTCTTGAACAGTTGCAAGCTCTCCTCAAGGAAACAGGCAGAGAAGTAACCTTGCAGGAATTGCAGGAGATGCAGCGTAAAGTATGGCGAGAAACTGCTGGCTTACCAAATGATGAAGAAATTGAATACTCGTGATTATACGAATACCATAATCATATTATCAGATAAAATACATCCCTACCCCGTTACCCCTTTAAAAGCGTTTTGATTGTATGACATGAGTATTTACCCTCATAATCAATCAAAACGCTTTTTTGATGCCTTCTTGAGCTTCATATGGCATCATATGTATGACAATGTAGTCTCATAAATCCTAGAATGGATTCTTTTGATGTAAAGTAGGCTCAGGTTCTAGTGAAGAGAAACGCCCGGTTGGTTTTGTAAAGGTTAGCTTAGTTGCACGCACCTCTCCATTCCTGTTCTTTGCAACATTACATATAATATTATCCTTGGTTGGATCTACTTCTTTCTCTCGATGCATGAGTAACACACAATCTGCATCTTGTTCTATACTTCCAGACTCACGCAAGTCTGAGAGCATGGGATTTCTGTTAGCACTTTCTAAGGCACGATTTAGCTGGCTTAATGCAAGCACACTACAATCCATCTCAAGAGCAATCTGCTTTAGAGTCCTGCTGATTAATGAAATTTCTTGTACTCTGCTATCCATGCCTGGCACGCCCAAGAGTTGCAAGTAATCGACTACGATTAAACCAAGCTCACCTTCAAGCCTTTGTTTAGCGAGAAACGCCTGCAAGCCTTGCAATGTGCTTGTTGAATCATCCTTAAATGTAATCGGCCATGATTGCATGGCTTGCACTTGCTTCTCTAATTTTTGCTTATGTCCGGGTTGGAGAAACCCCTTGCTTGTAGGTTTTCGTACACCACTAGCATTGGAAAGTAATCTACCAGCACACTCACTTGCAGTCATTTC